GTTGTCTATCACCATAGACCTTTGGGAATAGCTTCTGAGCCTTCCATTGTTTATGCCTTATAAGAGTATCCACCGCTTTGACTTCATTAAGGTCTGATTGTTTATCCCTAGCTCTTTTAATAGTTTGCATGGCGAGAGTCTCTAAGTCACTCATTGACCATTCAATACCATCCATTTTAGCTAAGGCATACTCCTCCGCTAGTCCAGGCTTCTTTTTTAGCCACTGTCTCCAGGTCTCCCAATCAATGCCCTCTTCTTTGACAGCACTTCTGATTGCTTCCCCCAAAGCTAATCTGTTCAATATATTCTTTACAATAGTTGAACTATATTTGCTGGGCCTTCCTAGTTTCTTCTCTTCCATAATCTTTTATTGCTTTCTGTCCTGTATAATCTTCCCACCTTTGTATGATTACATCACAAAATTTAGGATCTAATTCTAATGTCAATGCTTTCCTGTTGGTCTTTTCACAGGCTAATAATGTGCTGCCGCTGCCACCAAAAGGATCTAATATAATATCTTCTTCTTTAGAGGAGTTCTTTAATGCTTCCTCAATTAAGGCTAAAGGTTTTTGTGTTGGATGTTTATATTTAGCCTGGTTATCTCTATTAATGTTCCAAATAGTTGATTTAGTTCTTCCACCATAAAAAGGATGTTTACCATCACCCTCTTTCCAACCATATAATATTGGCTCATGTTGAACTCTATAATCTTGCCAACCCATACCGGCTGATTGTTTTACCCAAATAATAGTAGAGGATTTTTTAAAATATTTACCAAATACTATTTCAAAAGCTATTTTAGCATCTGTTTTACTATCACCATGACAAACATATAAAGATGATAATGGCTTAATATATTTATCTATAAGGTTAAAAGAGTCATTTAAGAATAATTGAAAGGCATCATTAGACATATTGTCATTTTGGATAGTACCTAAATTATTTTTACCACGACCACTGTAATTGACATTATAAGGCGGATCAGTGAAGACCATGTCAGCTTTTTGATTATTACTTAAAATAATATAGTCGCCTTCATTAGTTGCGTCACCGCAAATCAATCTATGATTGCCAAGCAACCATAAATCACCAGGATTAGTCCTGGTCTCAATTTCGCCTGGTATTTCATCATCACCAATATTGCCCTCTTTGTTATCAGAATATTGATTAATGATTTGATTAATCTCTTTATCATCAAAGCCGGTTAAAACTAAATCCAGGTCAAGTTCAGATAGTTCTTTTAACTCCAGGCTTAATAATTCATCATCCCAGCCTGTCTCTTGGCCTGTTCTATTATCAGCTAAGCGGTAGGCTTTAACTTGCGAGTCAGTAAGTTGGTCAGCAACATGAATAGGAACCTCTTTCAGGCCCAATTTCATAGCACCTTTTAGCCTGGTATGGCCTACAATTATAACACCCTCTTTGTCAACCACGATAGGCTGCCTCCAACCAAACTCTTTGATTGATCCGGCTACTTTATCAATAGCAGATTGAGGTATTTTTCTTGCGTTTCTAATATAAGGGACTGGCTTATCTACTGGCCATAGCTCTATTTTCATTAGTGTAATGTTATATTAATTTGTTCTGACTCTAATTCTTGAAAATTTTTATGATCTTTAAAAGTATTAACAAAATCTTCAGCTTGTTCCTGGTTATCAAAATCTGCAAACCTAATTAAAACAATAGGGCCTTGATCATCTTTACCAAGAAAAATAGTCGTTTTCAGTTTTGAGTCGTTTAATCCTAAAGTAGAGTGCTGAGTATATTCTGTCTGTTGAAGACCTTTTTTTGTTTTTGATTTTTTCATGTAATTTCATTATGTAGCTAGGTCTCAACTTTAAATATCCGCAAATAGTTTTAAAATCTTCTGAGCCTAACCATTCTTGAGCTTCTTTGATTATTTTTTTATCTGATACATCAAAATTAGGATGAGTAAGACCAACTGAATCACATAAGCCTCTTACTAAAATGTTAAGCCAGAGTTTGTCCTCTGGTTTCATTGTATAAATTGTATGGATTTTTGACCGACTTCTCGATCTTACTAAAACTTATATATTAACTATTCACAATATGAAATGGGGACAAATGGGAACATTACAACTTCCAGTAGTCAATTAACATATCCAGTCCCTCACGATATTTATCCATTCTTTTATGAGTTGCTGGGATATTATCAATAATTACATCCCAAACTATTGATTGTGAATCTTTGGTAGCTTTCATAGCATCATTAAACTCTTGGCCATAATCTATTTTTAAAATATTAAAAAACTCTGTGCCATTAGGAATACCGGCTAAATAATCAAAATTCATAGTGCAGCTTTTATTTTTACCGCTAATTATTGCTAAAAACTCTAGTTTTTGACCGGCTGCAAACCTGGTGGCATTATTCTTAGCATCACCTGGATCAAGTTGATTCCTGGCATAATAGCTTTCATGAACTGAATTAATTTTTTTGTATATGTGTTTATGGCCCATGACCATTTCAGCCATGTCCGGCAATCTATAAATTTTACCATTTTCTCTAATAAGGGCCTGACCACCATAGTCTTTTTGCTCAGTAGTATTAATTTTTTCATTAGATTTAAGATGTTTTTTCTTTTTCTTTTTAGCCATAATACTCCTCTTTTTTAGCGGTAGTTCCGTCTTTATGATAAAACCACTCCATTAATCCAAAAGACTCTTTAGATTGAAACAATAAAATATTGTTTTTAGTATCAATATAATTTGCAGTAATTTTGTTTATTTTTTTAAAGTTATCTAAGTTAAAAACTTCTTCATCATAGTATCTTTCTTGAGACAACCAGGTACTTAAATGGGGAATAAATATATGATTATCGGTGCTGCGACATAGCTCGTTATATTTATCTATGATAACTTTTGAATCTATTTGACCTTCAATTTGCTGAAAAACTTTAAAGGCTCTTTTTTTTGATCCTCTTCTAATCAAAAGCTGATCCCATATACTATTAAATATAACTGTATATACAGAATCAGATACAGATACAGATACAGATTCTTTGCTAGAGTTTTGCTTAGCTTTTGCTAGACCACCTTTTTTACCTGACTCAATTCTTAAATTTATAATATCAACTTTCTTTTTATAATCCTCTAATTGGCGGACATTGTGCCACTTATTATCTAATAATTTGAATTTTTCATTAATCACTAAGTTTAAGTCAGTCTTTAATGACTCAACCAAGTCAGGATCATTACTATATAAATTAACTATTCTACATAGCTGCTCGAAGTCATTAGGGAGGCCGTCACCATTTCTTACCCCAGCATGGCACATCAGGGTAATATAAATTCCGATTTGCTGATGCGTATAATGAGCAGTGCCGGTTAAAAAATCTTGATAATAAAAATCAAAATAAGGAAGTTTAATTTTATCGCTCATCAAGCCACCCTTTTGTGTTTAAGATTACGATATCTCTTGCTGAGGCTGGGATAAAATCTATGTATTTTTTTTTCTTTAAATCTTTTAGATATCGACTCAAGTTGCTTTTGCTTTTCATATCTAGCCCAAGCAGTATTTCTGTATAACTTGGTGAGAATTGGTGAGTAGCTTGGTAATGGTGTATAAACTTTAATATTTTTATCTCTATGTTTTTTAGCTTTTTCCGAAATTTTAATAATCTCTGACAGTTTGGGCAATTTTCCGTTAAATCCATTAATTTTTAATAATTTTTCCCATATTTCTTGCTCATAATTATCCCAAATAGTTTTATTTTCCCTACAAATTGCCAAATATTGGAAATAATCATCTAATATAATTAATAATAGTTTTATTTCTAAATTCAATGATATCTTCATTTCTATCAATTATTATTTGAAATTATATTATTCTTCTATATTTTTAAAATTAATTAATTTGATCAGTTTTGATCTTTTTTGTAGAATATTGAACGGAGTATAAAAAAAATGTTAAATTTTGATAGCTATGATAAAATAATAAATATAAATTATAATGAAAATATGAACCAAGCCTTCTTAAATGTACTTCAAAAACTTGGATTAGATTCTATTAAAGAAATTTCTGACCTAACAGGATTAGATCAAGCTACTGTTAGTAGGCATTTTCACAAAAAACAGCCTTTAAATTTTAATCATATTGAAATATATTCAGAAAAATTAAAAGTC